GCCATTGCTATGGCGATTGCCTGATTCTGTGGTTTGCCTGCCGCCATCTCTGTCTTGATGTTCTTGGAGACTGTCTTTTTAGACTTGCCTTTTTGCAGTGGCATTATTCCATAACCTCTATTGTCCAATGAGTATCAACATCCATCTGGATTGGAGCGCCATCAGCGCCTGTATGCTCAGTCCTGCTCTTCTCTGTCCATCCTAGCGTCTGGCTGAGATAGAGCTTCAGGCTTGGGAAATCCTTATCAAGAATAGCCTTGTCACGCAGTGTCTTAGCAGCGAGTACACCATCCTTGTATCTGGCTCTAGTATAAGCGGTAAAAACTCGCTCATCTCTTTTGAAGATGTCTCGTAAGGTCTTGGAAGTTATAGAGAAATATTCAGCAAGTTGCTCCTGAGTTATTACCGGAGCAAGCTCTTTGATCTCTTCTATCTCTTCGTCTGTAAACACTCGTTCTGGTCTAGCCATTACAAGAAACCGTCCGCTTCTATTTCAATGATTGTCTGAGGAATATCCAGCGCAGTCCTCAGCTCTCTGCGAGCTATCGCTGCTACATACTCCTTGTGATCCCTATACCGAATCTTGCGGCCTTTGGCCTTATCTGTCTCGTACATCACAATAGTAAAATCGTCAGCATCTACAGTCTTTTGAAGTAGATAGTGACGATCTGGAGTAAATTCTTTGCTGCGCTCAAACAGGTCTCCTATTTTGAGTCCTATAGATTCTACCACATTATCACCTTTTGCGCTGCAAGCAAAACAATACATACCGAGCTTTTGACCTTCTGGCGTGTTATGCAAATTGATACTCATGCTTGGGTTGCTGTCATCATGCACCGGACAGCAAGCAGTCCACTTGTTCGTGCCTAGCTGTCTTACCTTGTCTAGCCGATCTAATACTGGCTGATACCATTCGATCATGCTCGCTTACTCCATGCAATCTGACGGCTCTTGATCCAGCTCAGTGCTTCTGGGATTGGCTGTCGGCCTATCTGCTTCAGGCCGTTAGGAGCGCAAGAGAAGCACTCAATGTACTTATGGTAAGCCCAGCCTTTCTTGTAGTTATGCTCGTAACCGTAATGCAGCAGAGATGAGTACCACTCCTGCTTCTGCTCCTTGGTCAGAGTCTTGCGCCTTGTCTCAGCAGGCGATAGGTTCTCTGCCTTGACGAGCTGTGTGCCGTCATCCTTGAGCGTTGGAGTGCCTAAAGGAAGCTCCCATCCACACTTACAACGAAGTCCTGTGAATGCGCCGCTGCATTGTTTGCAGTTGTGAAGGATAGGTTCTTTAGGCTCAGTCTTGGTTTGCTTACGCTCTTGGTAGTTCCTCTCACCAGAATGAAGCTCTGAAGGCACAAAAGACTCAGGATAAGCGTTGAAGTGAGCCAGATTGCCAGCGTGATCAAGCACAATCGCTCGCTCCTTATCAGGATGAATGCGCCATATGCGGCCTATGCGTTGAATCCAAGTAGTCAAGCTGCGAGTCCTGAATGTGTCTATAAGAATTTCCACACCCGAATCGTCCCAGCCTGTATTTAGGATGCGGCTGTTGATCATCACCTTATACACGCCATCCTCAAAGTCTTGATACTTCAGCTCTCTAGTAGCCTGATCGTCATAGCCGTCAATGTGTACAGCTATCTCTTGGCCTAGCGTCTGATTGAATCGCTCTACGAGGCTCTTGCTGTAGGCTATAGATGGCGCAAAGCATACGGCTCGCTTGGTCAGGCCAGCAGAGTGCTTGACGTAGTTATCCACAATATCACCAGCCAGCGTGTCATCTTCCTCCATACGCTTGCCTAAGTCTTCAGCATCGTAGTCATGATCGCCTGTGTATGACTTCTTCAGCTTCAGGTCAGAAACATCAACTGTCCTGCCATGATAGTAGTCAGTCGGACACAGCCAGCCAGCGTCTATTAAATCCTGCGGAGTGGTAGTAACGATAAGATCCTGCCATAAGCCTTCGGAGGCCATAGAACGGCTATAAGGCGTGGCTGTAAGTCCGATGAAGGTTAGGTTGTTGAAACGCCGCATCTGGTCTAGCAAGCCTTTATACATATTGTGCGCCTCATCTATGATTGCTATGTCATAGGTGAAGTGGTTGCGCCTAACGGCTGTGGCTGTGCTGACTATCTGAATGTTTTCATTTGGATCGTACTTCGGGCTGTCGCCTTGAAGCACTGAGTAGCTTGCACCAAGGCTCTTGAAGGTTTCTTCAGTCTGCGTCAAGAGCTTCAGCCTGTCGCAAAAGAACGCCACTCTGACATTTGGGTTCTTCTTAACGGCCTTCATAGCTATGTAACAGGCGATAATGGTCTTGCCCATGCTACAAGGCGCAGAGAGGATGACTCGCTTGTTGCCAGCTTTAAGGCTGTCTCTAAGCGCGTCAATGGCTACCATCTGATGAGGTCTAAGGCTGATCATGAGGTTCTAACTCCTTGCAGACATCATCATAGATGCCTTTGTAGTCAGGATGACCGTATCGGCTTGAGCCGTCAGCCATTTGGTAAGTGCGCCAGAGCGCAACATCTGAGCAGTAGCGAAACTCAGCAGCCTTAGCCTCCTCAAAGTCTGAGCCTCCAGCCATAAGAAATCCTACGATAACAAGCAGTCCAGCAGCTATACCAGTTAGATTCCGCATCGTGCGTCCTCCTGTGCTGCCAGAGCATACATCTTGGCGTGATACGCAGGATAAGTTGCCTGCCAGACCTCTTCCTTGAGACGATCCCAATCACGGCTGAACATACGGCCTAGCTTTTGGTCAGCAACTTCGTGACCGTAAGACTCAACGAACTCAGGATAGTTCGCAACCATGCTGCCCATGACCAATGCGTCTAGCAGCTCGTTTGTTTGGTCTAAGTTAAATTCCATCATGTTACTTCTCCAACTGATAATGTTTGCGAACGGCTGTTCTGAGATAGCCAGCGGCTGTGTCCATCAAGGTTTTTTGCAAGATTTTCTGAGCCTTGCCTACTTCTTCGAGGTTGCCATAGGCAAGAGAGACAATCATGCGAGCAGCGTCAGAGCCGTCCATGAACGTGAACAGCGCAGCGTCAAGGTTATCAGCAGCGTCACAGGCTAGGAAAAGATGGTCAAGGATGTCATCTCGGTCAGATTCGGGCAAAGAGTCCATGTCGTAATATGGGTCTAATCCAAGTTCTTCTACTTTACTAACAATCTGGTTGTAGCTAAAAGACATACGTTTTCTCCGTCAGGACAAATTAGTGGTTTTTTTTGGTCAATCTGTCCGTAAACCATCTACGGACAAATTCACAAGTTTTTTCGGCTGATTTGTCCTTGACTAAAGGAACATCAACCACTCATCAGGATGCTCGCTAAGATTCATGCCTGCCTTGATAAGCTCCATGCGGTCAGCAGGCTCTATAGGCTTGCGTGTGCAGATCGCTGGGTCAGCTTGGAACATACCGCAGCCGTTGACCTTAAAAAGCGCAGCAGACTGCTTGTAGCTGCCTTCTGGAGCATCGTAAGCCTCTGGCTCGTGGAATACGTCTTGGTCATAAGGCTCGCCGCAATGTGGACAATAGACATCAAACATAATTTATCTCCGTCAAGAGTTATGCGCCTCTTCGGAGGCGCGGTTGGTTTATGCTTCAAAGTTTAAATTAAGAGACTCAGCCCAAGGTTTGTTGCAGTAATAATGCGCTAGGATTCCTGCGACAGTAGAAACATCTGAGTTGTGAATTGCAGCAAGATTTTTAATATTTAAATCGCTGTTGTTTAAATGGATTTCTATGATTTCTTTATTAGTCATTTTGTATCTCCTGTTGTGAGCAGCGTTGTGCGACTCCATGTAAAACATTTTACAGTAATCACACTTACCGTCAACTACTTTCACACTTATTTGGAGAAAAAAGTCATTTAGATGGTTTGGGACACCTTAGTATCCTACAGGAGCATGATCCACAGGTTTCTATTGCCAGAACTCTTCATCATCCGTGATTACTGAGTCAAGTCACCATCGTGTCCGCTAAACTGGTTTGTCGCCATCACTCTGCTGCTCAGGCGCGATCCCATCAATCTCGGAAACCTTGTGCTATCTGGGCGTTTCAGGCTGCCCATAGGCCATATCGCTGAGTTACGGTCAGGATTTATCACACCGGATTGCCAGTGTACTCCACTTTGCTAGTGAGATACAATACCCATATGTGCAGGCGGTATATAGATAAAGCCACTATATCTTGTCCTCCGTCAGCAAGCCGTGTCTCCTTCGGACTGCCTGCACACCTACTTTGTTGACACCTATAAATAACCTCTGTACACTTCTAGTCTCATTCATTCTTGACGGAATCTTAAAATGGACAAGCAACAATTCTGGACGGCTTTTTTTGCCGCACAATCAAACTTCACCTCTCCTAAGAAATCAGGCATCAACGGCTTTGCTAATGGTCACAAGTACCACAAGCTAGAAGACCTATTGCCTGCTGTACACAGCGTCTTATCTGAGCAGGACATATTCTTTCACTTTGAAGACATTAACTCTGATGAGACCGCTGGAACCCGAATATGGATGCACCATATGCCTAGCGGTCAGCAGTTCACTCAGGACTGCGTGGTAGATAAGAAGGCGCGTGACGCTCAATCCTGTGGCGGCTGTTACACCTACGCAAAGCGCTATCTTCTTGCGAGCCTTTTTCTAATTTCAGATCCGAAATTGGATGATGATGCTGACCGCGCCACTCACGGTGACCGCAAGCAAAAGCCAAAGATTGCTTCTGACTCTCGCATAGCAAAGATTAAGAAAGACCTCGCAGAGATTAAGATCACTGAAGAGCGAGCCTTGAAATCAGTCGGAGCTGAGACTTGGATACTGAGTCTTGATCAGGCTGACCAGCTTGAAATGGCTATCATCAACAAGAAGTCTCAATGAACAAGACCGAAACTACCTGCGATGTCTGCGCGAAGTCTAAGCCGCGCAGCAATCGCTGGTGCAAAGAGTGTATAGCTTTGCATTGTTTCGCCAATTCCTTATGGAGAATCAATTATGACCAGAGTGACCTATTGCGATCAAGGAAGTCCAGAATGGCATCAAGCGCGGTGCGGTATTATCAGCAGCTCAAATATGAAATCTTTGTTTACGAGTCGAGGCGAAAAGACAGCATCGGGCGTGAGAGAGACTTACCTGAATCAAGTGATAGCTGAGCGCCTTATGCAAAAGCCTATGGATACGTTCCAAAGCTACGATATGGAGCGTGGCACTTTGCTTGAAGCTCAGGCCAGAGCCAACTTTGAAATGTACTTGGACGTTACCGTTCAAGAAGTTGGTTTCCATATGCACGATGATTATGACATCGGATGCTCTCCAGACGGATTATTTACTCTTGATGGGAAAATAGAGACCGGAGTTGAAATCAAATGTCCAAAGGCAAACACTCACGTTAGGTATATGCGCTCGAAAAAGCTGCCTACTGAGTACATCCAACAAGTGCAATCCACCATGTATATCATGGGTTTTGACGTTTATTACTTCATGTCTTACCACCCAGACCTGAAGCCAATAATTATTGAAGTAAAACGCGATAATGAACTGATAGATAAAGCTGCCGAAATACTTATAGCAGCAGCCAACATTGTTAAAACTGAAACGGAGAAGTTAAATGAGCAACGCATTCACCACACTAACTAGTGTAAATAAGTCTAGCTATGATGACGGATACTACGGTCAGATTGACCCAACCGTCCTACGAGAGCTTGTAACAGCTCTGGATAACGGTCAGGTATCTTTAAACAAAGGCGGCAAGATAGCTTTGAAAGGTTGGAAAAACACTCCTGAAGGCGGCGGTGAGCCGTACATCTCAATGAAGTGGTCTAAGCCTATGGACAGCGCTCCAGCTCCAGCAGCTCCAGCCAGCTTTGAGGACATACCATTCTAATGAAGGTCATTAACCTAAAAGAAGAAGGTATTAAGAGAGTAGCATCGCGCAGCAAGTATGTTGTGCGATGGCTTGATATGGACGAAACCGAAGCTCTGTCGTTTGATGACTATGATGACATGAGGACTGCCTATCATTCGATTAACAGTTTCTTGCGCAAGAATGATGATATTTACAAGGTAAAGCAGTTCTCAGATCAAGGAGCAAGGC